TGTACTATCTAAAGAGTTCCAATAATCATCATCACAGTTAGATGTATTACAATAAGATGTGTATACCGTATCATCTTCAAACTCAAACATTGTGTTGGCATCTACTCTATTTTCAGTTGGTGACCATAGCCATTTACCTTCTACTGTATAGTTAGGTTCTGGTATTGTTTCAATTGTTTCCTTTTCACAACTTGTAAATGTTGCTACCGCTAATAATACTAATAATTTTTTCATTTTTTTCATATATTTGTTTCTTTTTTATTTTTTAAACTACTTATTATTATTATAATAAAAATTATTCACGAATCCTATTTTCTTTAGGACAATTATCATAATCCATTTTAAAAGGACACCACTTACAATGTTTTGCACCTTTACCAGCTATAGCTAAATAATTTTTATCTTTTTGTTTATTGCCGTCTTTGTCAAAACAATACTCAATAAATGTGTCAATACTTCGTTGTATTTTTTTTCTTGTAACTGATCCAGATGCAGGATTTAACAATTGTATCCTTTTTTGAGGAAACATTGATTCTTCTAATAGTTTTCTTTTAACTATAAAAAACTCAATATCAATATTATCAATTGGAATGCCAAATTGATCTGCAAAGTATTTTTTATATGCAACTAATTGAGCTGCTTTTAGTTTGTCTGCTTTCTGCCATTTATTCCAGCCCATTCTACTAGTTTTAATATCTAGAATCTTTATTTTATTTTGAACGGTATCTCTTACTACTATATCTATAAAGCCATACCAATATACATTTTTATTAACTACTGAAGCTGGAACTCCTAATTCTACTTCTATGCCAACTAATTCCATATTCTTAGTAGAAAAATATTGAGCTCTTCTTTTAGAGAACCATTCTAGAATCTGAACGCCATCTTCTAAATGTTCTGCTAATTCTGCAGGAGTTGAAAAGTGTTCTCCATTGTTTGCTTTAACACCTTTTTGATATTCTATCTTTAAACATGTTAACAACATATCACGAAAGTCAATTTCATTTGCTGCTTTTACAGAGTCTGTATACATCACAGTTAAATATTCTTGCAATGTTTCATGAAATGCTGTTCCAAAGCAAGTTGCTATACTATGCGTAAACGGAGCTAATTTGTCAATATAAGAAAGTTTCCATTGTCTAGGACACTTTTCAAACATAGACCATTGCGAATAAGATATCTTAGCAGGAACCTTAGATACATCATTTAATGACAGTTTATATACTGGATTTATATACCCGCTTTTCATATTATGGATATAAAATAAGATCTTGTTTACATTCTAAGATAAGATCATCTTTTATTTCAGAAATTTTATCATAAAAATTATCAACTGCTTCATCATATGCATATTGATCTTTGTTATCTTCAAAGTCATCGTCATCTGGATATTCTGGTAAATCATCATCTTCCATTATAAATTCAGAACCGTTCTGATTAGCGTAGCCTCCTGAAACATGTAAATATGCTTCATCTTCACTTCTAGCCTCCATTTCAAATTCTCCTCGCTTTGTAAACCAATCTGCCAGTTCATGAAATAATTCTTCTGGTGGATACCATGCAGAATCAAATGTCAAATCAATTATGTCATCATCTACTTGCCAATCATGTATAAAACACCATTTGGCTCCCACATTTTCAGTCATCCATTCTCTAGAATATTCTTTTGGATAATCTTTATATAATAATCTATATAAATTGTTAGCTAATAAATCACTTTTTTTCTGCCAATCTGCTTTTTCAACTTCCGGAGTAAATATTTTGTCTGCGAAATTTTTTAGAACTTCTTTAGAAGCTTCTATACTCACAACTGTATATACGTTATTTGCCATAATATTTTTATTATATTATAAGAAATTATTTGGATTGATCCAAATGTTCGGTAAGATAAATATCTATTAAATCTTTTGATTTTTTTAAGTCTTCTTCAAATTGTCCTTTTTTTCTACATCTAACAATTCTTTTAATAATATCAAATTCATATGAATTTAAATCCCATTCTTCTGAAAACTTGTATAAGCTAGATTTACCAACATAATGATATTGGGTGTTTACTGATTCTGTATTATCTGATTCAAATGTCATTTTTTACCTTTTAGCATTTTTTTAATTTCTTTTTCTGTATATCCATATAATGATAACAAAGATCCGCAACTATCTTTTGAAAGCAATTCAATATAATCAACTGCTTCTGATTTACTTATTAGGTAGTGGTCTGCAATTTGTGAAACTAACTGTTTGTCATACTTATCTTCCTTTTTTCCTTTTATGTACTTAGCAAAGGTTCTCTGGGCTGGTAGAAGGCCGTGATAGAGACGATAAGTATCCTTATGGGATAGTAACCCTATTGTATATTTCTGTAACTGATTGATTATTTCAATTAGTTCCATTCTCATTGATAACCATCGATTAACTAAATAAGGAGAAAACTTTTTGTGGTCAATGTCTGTATACTCAGACCAAGCTTTTTTCTTATGAGTCATTCCATCAATAAAATCGAAAATAGTTGCAGGTTTCTTTGTCATAATTTATATTTTTGTTTATACTTTTCTATATAATGTTCTCCTATAGCTAATTCCAAGAAAATTGAATTTTCTGGTACTCCAGGAAGTTTCTTTTCGTTGACATAATCAACATTCTTATTTTTATAAACTTTCATCTTAGTTCGAGCATTTGATCTATTTGATGTTTTGAAAACTAAGACTACTGGTTCTTTTGGATATGGAGCTCCCATTATTTACTAGTAGGTATTACTGGCCTAAATTCTTCTGGAACGTGGCCACAATCGTCGCATCTAAATACTGGTATTGGAACTACAGTGTCTTTGTCTGCACCAGTTACAAATCTAGATACTTTGTTAATACTCATTACTTGTCTAAAATACATTCCTCCACATTCTGAGCAGATCATTGGCTTTAGATCTGCAGGATTGATATTTGGTTGAGTTGGATTCATCATGTTATTCCTTTATAATTCATTCATTAATTTAACAAACATTGACATAATATTAATTTCTTTATCAACTACATGCGAGTCGGTATATTGTGATTCTGCAATTATTAATATACAAGAAGCAATAGATCCAGTTGCAAATTCATCTAAATTTTCATAAAGATAAGTATAAAGAGGTGTAAAGTCTTTAACCTTGCTATCAGCAATAATTTGTCTTATACTTTTAAATGTTTCTTTTTTATCTTTGCCAGATTTTAATAATTCAAGTAATTTAGTCATATAATTAGCTTGTACAACACTATTCTTATCTAGGGTCAATTTTCCTTTAACTACATGACTCTGTGCTGCATTAATTGCCCTACGAATATCAGGATATGAAGAATTAATAATAGCTGCAACATCTTTGATATCATATTCTACTTGTTTTTCTTCTAACACCGTTACTAATCTTTGTGCTACATCTTTTTTGCTAGGAGGGGTAATTCCAAATGTTTGACATCTGCTTTGTATTGGATCTATAATCTTTTCAACATAATTACATGTTAATATAAATCTTGTTGTCTTACTATATGTTTCCATTAAGTTTCGTAATGCTGCTTGAGCATTTGGTGTAAGATAATCTGCTTCATCTAATATAACAATTTTCCATCTTTTGAATCCTACTGTAGATGCATATCTTTTTATTTTATCTCTTACTGCGTCTACTGAGTTTTCGTCAGATGCGTTAATATACATTAGATCAGCATCTACATTATTTGCAATAATTTTTGCTAATGTAGTCTTACCCGTACCCGCTCCTCCATAAAATAGCAAATGTGGAACATCTCCATTTTCAATGAATATTTTAACTTTATCAATAATATGTTCATTACCAATATATCCATCTAATGTATTAGGTCTAAATGCTTCTACCCAAAGCGTGTTTTCTGTTACTCCAAACATAATTTATTGTTTTCCTGTTGATCCAAACCCTCCAGAACCTCTCGTAGTGTCAGCTAATGCTAATACAGGATTCCATTCTATCTGTTCAATCTTATTTAATACTAATTGTCCTATTCGTTCGCCTTTTTCTAAAGTAACTTTTGATAATCCATGATTAATTAAAATTACTCCAATTTCTCCTCGATAATCTGCATCAATAGTTCCAGGACTATTTAAAACCGTTATTTGTTTTTTATATGCTAATCCACTTCTTGGCCTCACTTGTATTTCATAACCTACTGGTATTTCTACATATAACCCAGTTTTAATTAAAGTACTCAATCCAGGTCCTATTATTGCTCCATGAGTTGATCTAACATCACATCCAGCACTACCTATAGTTTCATAACTAGGAAGATCATTATCTGATTTATTTATTACTCGTACTTCCATATTAATTTTGTAATTGAACTAACCAGTAATTTGAATCAAAGTCAGTACCTGTAAAATCTATTCTTGCTAATCCGTCTGATGATATATGCATCGTACCTTTGTCTCCTTTATTTGCAGTTAATACTTCTTTTAGTTTATCTGCAGAAAAACATATAGGTTCCATTGCATCATTTCCACCATCCATTTCAAATGTAACATTATCAGAATTAATTGTTGTATAATTAATAATAAATTTAATTTTACCATTTTGAACTTGAACTGCAAAATTCTTTGCATCAGGTAATGCATTCTTTGCTTTTATAAATTTATTAACAAATAATTCGTCAATATCAAATGTAACATTATATTCTGGCTCTGCGTTAATTGCTGGAACAGCTGGTATAACAGAAGTATCAGCTAACATAAATGTCATTGTTGTGCTGCCTTCTTTAATTTTCATTGCATAATTTTTACCTTGTGCGTCTTGAACTTCAATATCAATTTTTTCTCCAACTGCAGATAACATTTTAGTTAATGCACCTGTATGATTGATACCTAATTCTCCTGACATAAATGGATCTGTTTTCCATTTAACTTTACCTACTACGGTTTGATCTACATCTATTAATTCACAATTAACAGACTGTCCATTTGCTTTAACAGTTACTGCTTCACAGTTACCTGCTAAATAGTATCTATTAATAAATGATTGTAACTTATTTTTTTCCATTGTTGTTCTACCTTTTAAAATTTAAAAAATTTATTGAATTGATTTGCATCAGTAGTTGATATACTATCACCACCAAACTTTTTATATGTTTTCTTATATGTTGCATATACTTTCATTGCACTGTCTGGATCATCAAACATATCATGCAATGATAATATAACGTCATATAAGTCTTTTGGAATTGCTGTTTCTAGCAACTCAACATGATTATTTACTAGTTTGCTAACATCTTTTGCTATATCAACATATAGATGCGTATTATGTATAACCATTCTAGGCATACCCTCTTGGCTATATCTATCTAAACCTTTATCTGTTTTGCCTCCTAAATAATCATATGTAAAATCTTTACAAGCTGGACAATCTAAACTACATGGGACATATCTTGAAGTGTCAATATTTACAGTTTTATTTGTCCTATTAGCATGTGCTTTTCTTCTATATTCATTATTCTTTGGAAAATATAATTCTGTAAATGTTTGAGTCTTATAATTTCCAGAATGAAGATATGTTCCAAATACAGGATATTGTCCTGGTGAGCTTGAATCAGTTGAAAATAATACTCTGTTATTAGTTAGTTTATTAATTAGTTTTTGTAATGTTGCTAATATAAAAAAATCTGATATTTTTGATATACCCAATAAATGTATATATTTAACATGATTCTTTTCAAACTCTCTTTCTTGTAGCATTAATGCTATAACATACATGAAATCGACTAATTTCTTAGGACCTCCAATACACCATCCATTAAATGCAAAGTCTTTGAATTTATGATACCATTCTGCATATTCTTCTGTATATGTTCCTTGAATAACATTTAAAAAATCAGTCTTACCGGTTTGTTTAGATTCAAACCATTTAAAATTATCAAAACTAATATCCATAGATTCTGCAAATCTATTTTCATATTTAGCTCTAGGTGGAATATCTAAATTTGCAGCTACGTCTGAGTTATGTTCTAACCATTCGAATATTCTTTCACGGATAGTACCATCCCATTTTAAAGCTCCTGTTGCTATTTGAAATCCTCCAGAATCTCCAAAAACTAATACTTCATCATCTAAACCTAATTGATCACGAAAATCCATTTTCTTGAAATGATGTCCAGCAGTTATAAGAAAATATGGATGTCTCCATTCTTCAGGATATTCTTTTGAGAAGAATCTACATGTAGTTCCATCTTTAAATTTCATATCTTTTTTGAATGCAGACACCATACTACCTGCAGATAATGACGGATAATATATAAAATTTTTATCCATAATTAATCTGTTATTGTCCATGGCTCTTCGCCTAATTTATCTAGGTTCGAAAATATAAATGTTACTATTTCTGCAGATTGTTTATCCAAACAATTTTTATCACTTAATTGTTCTGCTAACGATCTAAATGGTGTTTCTATAGTAAGTCTAATTTCTTCTAAACCGGCTTTATCTATTTTCATACTATTCCTCTTTTTTATTTAATAAACTTTTACAATATTCAGTTTCGTGCCAAATATTAATTTCTTGATTAATTCCATTTGCTACAATGTATCCTTCCATTTGTCTGCCTAAATCAGATATATCTACTATTTCATTATGTCTATTAGGAA